TAATTGCAGCAAGACCAAGAAAGTTAATCGTTCCACCAGCTTTAATGTTTGTTGCTACTAGAATACTGCAATCAGACTTAAGAACAGGAACAGCTGACAATGACACAAATGCATTAAGAAGTAACGGCTCCATCCCAGAGGGATTTGCTGTTAATCACTATCTAACAGATACTGATGCATTTTTCTTAACAACTGACGTTCCAAATGGAATGAAAATGTTTGTAAGAACACCAATGTCAACATCAATGGATGGAGATTTTAACACAGGCAATGTAAGATACAAAGCTCGTGAGAGATACTCATTCGGTGTGTCAGATCCTCTCGGAATGTTTGGTTCACCGGGAGCCTAAATAAAATAACTAAGGGCGGTTACAAACCGCCCTTTTTCATATATACTATAATTACCTTGACGAAGAATTATCTTCGACATTTGCCAAGACAAGGAGATTAACATGGCTAATACAACTTTTAACGGTCCAGTCCGTTCCGAAAACGGATTTCAAGTAATATCAAAAAATGCAACAACTGGTGCTATAACAACAGTAGCCAGTACTGCTTCTACAGGAATTGTAACCAATAAATTTATTAAACATGTAGGCTTTGCTTCAGGAGTAACATGTAACACTACAGCAGGTGATAGTGATAATATTGGGCAGTTTACACAACCAGCAAATACAATTATCACAGATATTAAAGTATTCTGTGACTCTGCTCCTACATTAGGAAGCTCAGGTGATATTGGTTATGAGGTGGGAACAACAAGCTCTGGAGCACAAATAGTAGCTGCACAAACAGATGAAATATTAGATGGTGGAACAACTGTAGTTGAACACAATGTCACAATTACTTCTCTTGTTTTGCAAACACAAGATGGCACAACTGCACCAGCTTCTGTTCAATACACATCTGCTGAAAGAACAATATTTTGTAACATCACAAACACACAAGATGCTACAACACAAGGTTCTTTTACATTCATAATCGAATACGTTCAAATAGCGTAGGAGGTATAAATGGCAGGTCGATCAGACGTAAAAGCCTTTAACTTTAGTCAAGGTGATAGTGCTGCTGTTGTAGGTCCAGATAGAACAAGAATTAGACAAGTTGTAATATTTGGAAATGCAGCAGGAGCTGTAACTATTAAAGATGGGAGCGGTGGAGCTGACTTATTGGTTCAAAGTTTTCCAACAGGTTTGCATACATTAAATATACCAGATCAAGGAATATTAGCAGAAAATGGTGCTTTTATTCATGCATTTACAGGATCTGGAAACAAATTAACTTTGTTTTTATCTTAATGGCTGAAAAGAAAAAAAGAGGCTCTATGAAGGGCCACACCATAGGAGGTGGTCACAAACGCCCTACAAAAGCAGGCGCGGGAATGACTGCCAAAGGTGTGGCTAAATACAGGCGTGATAATCCGGGATCTAAGCTTAAAACTGCTGTAACTGGAAAGGTCAAAAAGGGTTCTAAAGCAGCAAAAAGAAGAAAATCTTATTGTGCAAGAAGTGCAGGGCAAATGAAAAAATTTCCAAAGGCAGCAAAGAATCCAAACAGCAGGCTTAGACAAGCTCGCAGAAGGTGGAAGTGTTGATTAGTCGTGCGTCAATGAAAACTCAATTAAAAGGTAATAGAATGAAAAAGAAAGCTGTTATTAAAAAAAATATAGGAAAGATGATGAAAACATTTTCCGCTCCATACAGTATTGCAAAAGGAAAAGGACCAATTAGTCAACTCGCATCAGCAGGTGGTTTAGGCTTAGTTCCTGCAATGGTTGCTAGACCACAAAGAAAAAAAGCTAAAGCTCGTAAGGCAGCAAGAATGGCTTCTGCTCCTCAGAGTCCTTCAGCTGGAATGGGCATGCCTGAAATGACAAGAAGAATGGCAATAGGCGGTAAGGTGAAAAGAACTAAATCAATAGATGGAATAGCTATAAAGGGAAAAACAAGAGCATAAAATGCGTAATTATAAAAAAGAATATAGTAATTACCATTCTAAGCCAGAACAAAAAAAGAAAAGAGCATCTAGAAATACAGCAAGAGCCAGAATGATAAAATCAGGCACTGTAAAAAAAGGAGATAAAAAAGATGTCACACACAGAAATGGCAATCCTAAAGATAATAAAAAGAAAAATCTAGGTGTGGCTAAAAGATCAACAAACAGATCATATGCAAGAACCAAGAGTGCAAAAAAAGTAAATAGGAGGGCTTAATGAAAAAAACAATGAGGCTAAAGTCAGGCGGGTTTTTGTCATCTGGTACAGATGCTGGTGATTTAGCAATATTAAGAACAGCAAAAAACATTGATGACAGCAGTGCCATGGGTATGAAAAAAGGTGGCAAGACGAAAAGCAAAGTCAACGAAGCTGGTAATTATACAAAGCCCGGATTAAGAAAAAGAATATTTAACAGAATAAAAGCTGGTGGTAAAGGCGGAAGACCGGGTCAGTGGAGCGCTAGAAAAGCTCAAATGATGGCAAAGGCTTATAAAAAAGCAGGTGGAGGCTATAGAGGTTAATGTTAGATCCGGCCTCAATTGGCATAGCCATCACAGCCGCTAATACGGCTTTTAACGCAATCAAGCGCGGATTTGCAGCTGGGCGTGAAATTGAGTCCATGGGAAAAGATCTCTCACGCTGGATGGGAGCCGTGTCAGATGTTGAAAATACTGAGAAGTCAGCCAAAAAAGCTTCTCCATTAATGAAATTATTTAAGGGCAGGGAAATAGAGGCCAGCGCTATAGAGGCTTTTACAGCTAAAAAAAAACTAGAAGCTCAAAGACAAGAGTTAAAATCATTTATAAATTTTCACTATGGAGCTAATTCTTGGAATGAAATTTTACAAATGGAAGCAGAGATAAGAAAAAAGCGAAAAGAAGAGATTTATGAAAGACAAGAGTTTATAAGGAAAATATGGGAATGGATAGGCTGGACAGCTTTAGCTGTAACCGTAATTGGATTCATTGTGTTTCTTGCTTGGTTGTATAAGGAGAAAAGAACATGAAGGATAATAGTTTCATATATTTAACTTTAGGCATATGGTCTATTGCTTTTATTTTAGGGTTTACTATAGGATGAGTCAAAAAAAACTACAAAAGCAATCAATGTACGCTGAGTATGATGAAGACGGTGATGGAATAGTTAGTGATGAAGAGTTATCGCATGTTGCAGATATTAAAAAACTTGAACACGATCTTAGGAAGCAGAGAGCTCAAAGGAGGATGGCAACTGCCAGTTTGGTTGCTATGGCTTCTTTTACTATTGCAATGTTCTTTGTCGATCTCGAAAGAGTTAAAGCACTTGCCGATATTAGCAATCTTTTCTATCTCACTGGTGGTGGCATCGTGTCTGTATATATGGGAGCATCAGCTATAATGAATAGAAATGGTAAATAAATGGCTAGAAAAGATCCAAAAATCGGAACAGGCAAAAAACCTAAAGGTTCAGGAAGGAGACTCTATACTGATGAAAATCCAAAAGATACTGTTAGGATTAAGTATGCAACTGTTGCAGATGCTAGGGCAACAGCTAGAAAGGTTAAAAATATTAACAAGCCTTATGCTAGAAAGATTCAAATACTTACTGTCATGGAACAAAGATCTAAAGCTCAAGGGAAAAATGAACAAGCTAGAATTGCAAAGAGAGCTAAAGAGACGCTCAAAAGACAAAGAAAAACATGACTAGTCTTGTAACATATTTATTGGTATAGTTATTTATGGCGTTAAAAAAATCACAAAGGAGCTTAAAAGCTTGGGGTAAACAAAAGTGGAGAACAAAATCTGGTAAGCCTAGTACACAAGGGCCAAAAGCAACTGGCGAGCGTTACTTACCTTCCGCAGCAATTAAGGCTCTTTCGCCCTCTGAATACGCCGCCACTACGGCTAAAAAGCGCAAAGCAACTAGAAAAGGAAAACAAGTGGCTAAACAGCCCAAAAAGATTGCTAAAAAAACGTCAAGATTTAGAAAATTCTCATAGGTGATATAATGGCAGCAGTTACACCAGATTTACCAGAAATATTTGAAGAAGCTTATGAAAGAGCTGGGCTTACTATGAAAACTGGTTATGATCTTAAAACGATTAGAAGATCATTTAATATAATTACAGCAGAGTGGCAAAACAGAGGATTAAACCTTTGGACTATTGCAAGTGGAACAACTTCTTTAAGTTCAGGCACTGCTACATACACAATGCCTACAGATACTGTGGATTTGTTAGAGCATCAAATAAGGACAGGGACAGGAACAAGTCAAACAGATACTAATCTTACTAGAATAACCGTTTCTACATATGCTCAAAAATCTAACAAAAACACCACAGGTAGACCAACACAAATTTTTGTTCAAAGGTTAAGTGACAAGGTTGATGTAACACTGCATCCTGTGCCAGATAGTGCGGAGACTTATACATTGTTTTATTATAGAATAGTAGGTATAGACGGAATATCATCAGGGATATCAGGAACCACCACATCCTTTATTCCTCCTAGGTTTGTGCCGTGTTTAGTTTCTGGTCTAGCCTACTATGTAGCTATGAAGCGACCAGAGGTTGCAGACAGAGTTTCTGCTTTAAAGCAGGAATATGAGTTTCAGTTTGAGCTAGCAGCAGGTGAAGACTCAGATAGTTCATCTGCTAGATTTGTACCATATAATACATTTTTTGGGAGTTAATTATGGCAACATATAAAATAAAACCGGGAGATACCCTTTCACAAATAGCAAAGAGAAATAATACAACTGTAAAAACTTTGCAAAAGATTAATAATATTAAAGACCCTAATAAAATAAGAGCAGGTAAATCTTTAAGTTTAGGAATAGCAAAACCCGGACTAAGCAGTGCTAAAAAAGTAAGTCCTTATGCAGGTCAATCTCCAAGCGAAATGAGAGCCATGGCCATGAAGAGAAAAAAATCTAGTCCTGTTAAGAAAAAAGCAATGACACCGGCTCAAAAGAATCAAAAGAAAATGCCAACAAAATCAAAAACAACAAGAAAAGGTTTATTTGGTAGATTATTTGGTAAAAAGAAAAGTTAACGTTAACTTATAGGAGATATTAATGACTTTAAAAAAAGTCCCAGAAGGGAATAAAGGAAAAGGACTTAGTAAACTACCAACAGAAGTTCGTAATAAAATGGGCTTTATGAAAAAAGGTGGAAAAGTAAATTCTAACAAAGCAAAAATAAATAAAGTTACATCTGGCTTAAAAAAAGCAGTAAAAGCTCATACAGGTCAGGCAAAAATGCTTTCATCTATAAAATTAAAAAAAGGTGGAAAGATTATGAAAATGAGAGGTGGGGGAATGGCCTCTAGAGGATTAAACTTTAAAATGAGCTAATGTCAAAATTAATATGTAACCTGCCTGCAATAGAAGTGTGGGTAAGAAAAGAATATTTAAGAGATGGAAAAGATGGTCATGGAAAATTTGTTAAAGGTATTTGGGTATCTTGCAAGTCACTTCCGGGTAGAGCTTTTTATTTTGAAACGTATCTACCTGACTATGGTGCGTTATTTGACAAACTCCCTATTAGTGCATTTTGCTCATCTCCAGATACACCTGATCCAGATCTTGATTTATACAATCTTCAGTTTTGGAATTGTATGGATTATGATGTTACATGTATACAAAAACAATTTATAGGTTCTATGACATACGAAATATACACAAGAGATAAAGGAACAATAAAGGGCAGCTACATAGCAACACTTGATAATTATCATGGGGACATAGATACAGTTGATTTTAGCACAAGTGAAACACCTCAAGAACACAAATCTCATAACTTATTAGAGCTAGAAAATGGTCAATATTGTTTATATCCTAACAATAGAATGAGAGTTTATGATAATAGTTTAACACCACAAGAGCCACTTACCCCGGATTTTCTTGTTAGCACAGAGTATTATCAAGTTGAAAACGAGGGTAAATTAGACAGATTTGGTGATAGCACTGAGTATTTTTATAAAACAAAGAAAGAAAAAAAATGAGTTATGCATCTGGTAAACATGCATTTGGAATATGTGATAAAACAGGATTTAGATACCCAATAAGAGATCTGGTCTTTGAGTTTAAAAATGGAGTAAAAACAGGTTTAAAAGTTGGAATAGATGTTGTTGATCCAGATCATCCTCAAAACTTTATAGGAAGAATAAAAACAGATGATCCTCAATCAATACTAGATGCTAGACCTGACAGATTAGAGCCTGAATCTGATAGACTGTTAAACCCAAATCCTTTTTCCCATGCTGGATCTGGCGTAATTACAGTAACAGAAACAAATCATGGAAGAACAACTGGAGACACGGTTAGGTTTAGAAACTCTTTAGGTATTGGAACATC